GCAATCGGTCGCGCTATGGAATGGGAGATGAATCAATCTCCACCGGATAGGGTTAGCCTACGCAACGCTATAGCACTTGCTAAGCAACTGAAGACATTCGCGAAAGATCTTGAAAACGCAGAACTACCAAACCACAATAACGATGAGCAACCGTATTAAGAAAAGAGCTACCAACGACTTTAAAGAGTTTATTGGTAGACACTACGGAACGCAAACAAGACTAGCTAAGTCTTTAGGCGTAACAACACAAACCGTGCAGTCTTGGATTAAGGACAACCCAAGAGGGATCCTCAAGTACGCACCGGAAATTGTAAAGGAAAAAAACGTGACTGCCTTCCAACTTATGGCGGAAGTAATACACCACGAGAGATACTTGAATGATTGATTACTTCACATTCTCGAAAGACGACGCTATGCAATACGGAGTGGAGGGAGCAGTAATGCTTCACCACATCCGTTATTGGATTGCTAAAAACGAAGCCAACGGAACAAACTACCGCGAGGATAGATATTGGACGTACAATAGTTCGTCAGCATTTGCGAAGTTGTTCCCTTTTTGGAGTTCGCGTAAGATCGCTAGGTTGCTATCAAAACTCGAAGAACTAGGTGCAATTACTTCATCAAACTTTAATGAAGCTGGATACGACCGAACGAAGTGGTACACATTGTCAAATGCATTAGACAAAATTGACTATTCCCATTTGTCAAAAGTGACCAATGGATTAACCGAAACTGTCCAACCTATACCAAATAACAACCAAAGTACTATACATAATACTACCAATATAGTGATGCCTTTTGAAGATGAACGATTTAAAGAGGCGTGGAATATATGGTTAGACGAAAGAAAGCAAAAGAAGATCCGCAAGTACACACAAAGAGGAGAACAAGGAGCTTTGCACAAGTTGCAGAAAGATAGCGGTGACGACGTAGATTTAGCGATTGAAATGATAAACAATGCCATCTGCAACGGTTGGCAAGGAATATACCCTATAAAAAATGGAAAACGAAATAACAAAACAAGACAAGCAAACATTAATAGAGAAGAGTATAGCAAATATCTCGACTCGCTTTAATCTTACACCGGCTCAAGCCTGGCAAAATGGAACGAACGTGCAGATGGCTTTTGCTACTGATCCTAAATTAGTACACGTTACGCTTATGGCACTACTAAAGGACGCGGTCGATTATCTCGAAATGAACAAGTCCTTCCGTAATGGTAATGACTATATGGAAGCGGTAACTTATTTAATCGAATATTTTCCAGCTATGAAGTTAGAAGAATGGAAGGTAATAACTAAGCGACTGAAGGCGGGTTACTATGGCAAGATGTACGAGAGGTTAAAACTTCCGGAGCTTGTAGAGATCTTCCAACAACACGAAGGAGAACGTGCCGAGATGATAGAGCGACAGTTAGAAGAGGTAAAAAACCAAAAAGCCAACGAGCAATACGAACCTATAAGTGAGGATCAAAAGAAGATGTGGAAGGAGTTTATGAAAGGACTAAACCTACCCGAAAACACAACGGACAAAAAAGGACGCTGGAAGCATATACACTACCCAAACAAACCTTTGAAAGATGACTAAAGCAAAAGTAAAATGAACGAGCAGAAGACAATAACGATGCTTAACCAACTAAACAACCTTAAACTGCAAAAAGCAAAAGGTCGTTATTGCACTTATGACGCAGAAGACAAGATCCACATAGTCGAAATAAAAAACCGAAAGTCGTACTACGCAACAAAACTAATCGAAGCGACTAAGCTCTTTTCCAATTATCAGAAGGCACAACTTAAAAACAAGCTCTTTATATACGTAGTTACCGACTCAGTCGGGTTGTATGTCTTTAACATAACAAAGAACATCGACACAATAATAAACCAAGGGATTCGGAAAAATACACATCCAGCGCAGACCGAGTTTAAGAACAAGCGAAAAATAACCAAATACTACTACGCTTTACGCGAAGACCTAGCGTCGTTCGTCCATTACTTCGACGCGTAGTTATCAACATTATTTGCAAACAAAGTAAGGTCTTCGTATATAGTCTTTTATGATAGGACTAGTTATTGCGATGATTCTTCTCGCGTTTATTGACGTAGGTGTTGAGCTTTTTATGTTTGACCAAGTAAGAGTCAACGAAGGTATTATTGTTTTACTCGGTTTGCTTTACTTGTGGCTATGAAGAGAAGCACACTAATTAAAAGGCTGGACAAAGTTTTCTCGCAATATATAAGAACCAAAGACGCGGATCATAGAGGAAAGGTTTCGTGTTATACTTGCGGTGTTGTTAAGCATTGGAAAAATATAGACGCGGGACACTTCCAGTCGCGCGGAAAGTATATGACAAGATGGGAAGAGAAAAACGTAAAGCCACAATGCAAACGTTGCAACGGATTTAGAAGTGGGGAGCAGTACTTGTTCGGGTTAAACCTGGACGCGGAGTACGGCAAAGGAACGGCGGACGACCTAGTTTACGAAAGCAATCAAACCGCGAGGTTTACTAACGACTACTTGTTAGAAAAAATAGAATACTATCAAAACGAAGTTAAAAAAGTTTTGTAAGTTATGCCCGTGGTACAAAAATACATACGCGAAAACTACGGTGCTATCGTAGATATAGCGAAGGTTATAACACAAGGTAGACATCCGGACTACGAAGATCTTGCGCACGAAGTTATCCTGGCGGTGCTTACTAGCAACCGCGAGAAAATGCAAAAGATAGTCGAGAAGAATCAGATGCGCTTTTGGATAATTCGCCTATGTATTAACAACTACAGATCTACAACCAGTAGATACCATTACAAATACCGAAAGCCAAACGAAAGACATAACGCCGCAAAAGAACACCTAGCGTTCTTGAGGAAGCTAGACAACATAAAGCAAAAGCAACACGACGAAAACATACTCGACTTTATACACGAGAAGCTCGAGGACGTTGAATGGTTTGAGAAGAACTGCTTCGCTATTTATTACGGCGATGAGCATTCGCTTAACAGTATGGCAAAAGAAACCGGAATAAGTCGCAACACTTTATACAAAGCTATATGCGACGTTCGTAATTACTTAAAAGATGAAGTCCAAAAGCAAGGGTTTAGGAGATACCATTCAGAAGATAACTAAAGCGACCGGAATAGAGAAAGTCGTCAAGGATATATTCGGGGACGATTGCGGTTGCGATAAGCGTCGAGATAGGCTCAACAAGATGTTCCCGTATAGGGACATAAAACAAATGGACGAGAACCAGTTGCTCTTCTTCCGCGATGTTTTACAACCAGCCTACCGAAGCGGGAGAAACTTAGGACGAACACACACCTCCGACTTTTATCAGTTGTACGAGGATATCTTCGGAATAAAAAAGAAACCGAGCAGTTGCAATTCGTGCAACAAAGCGATGTATATTGAGTTGTTAAAAGTTTATGAATCAACGTGTTTAGAAAATGACGAATAGTTTATGGTTAAATGTGGGGTGTTGCTTTGATCAAAACGCAAAACTGCACAAGAAGGTACTAAAGCAAGACGCACTAAGAATAACAAAGGATCGCGTTGTGGTCCTCGGTTACACCTGGAAAGAATTCACTACGCCTTGCAGAAAAAGAGAACTGACCGACCTACGTAAAGTTGTCGCGAACTATCTATACAAAAGACATATGACATACCACGAAATAGGCGGACACTTAAACTTAGATCATTCCACGGTTGTATATCATAAAAGGACATTCGAAGAAATGATACCCTTCGATATTGAGCTACAAAAGTTAAACTACCAATTCAATAAGCTATGAGCGATAGACAAGCGCGAAAGAATATAAACCTTTGTGACGACTACTTTTTAATCTCAAGACACAAGGAGCTAATAAAGCTCGACACGAAGAACAATGACTCACCGAATATTATCCTAGACCTAGCGGTCGCAAACAAGCCTTTCCTAGAATTTTTAAAAGGCGTAATAAAAAGCGCAGATGCATATACAAACAACCAAAGTACCGATAAGCCAAGTACAAGTAGATCCGAAGAACCCAAGGATACTGAACAAGGACAAGTTCAAGAAGCTGAAGTCATCGATTGAGCAATTTCCCGAAATGCTAGACGTTCGTCCTTTAGTGGTAGCGAACGGATATGTCGTTGGCGGTAATATGCGACTCCTTGCTATGAAGGACCTAGGATATAAAGAAGTGCCGGTAATAGATGTCACGACCTGGACGCAAGGACAACGCGACGAGTTTATGATTAAAGACAACATAAACTTCGGGGACTGGGATTACGACTTACTCGCAAACGAATGGGAAGGTACGGATCTTGCAGAATGGGGTATGGACCTTTGGGACGTTGACGCAGTTGAGTCTATGCCGGGTATGGTCGACGAAGACGCAATGCCGGAAGTAGTACCGGAAGAAGAAGTAGTCGCAAAGCTAGGTGACGTTTATCAATTAGGCGACCACCGTATAATGTGCGGAGATAGTACAAGCGTTGAAGACGTTGCAAAACTAATGGACGGAGATATTGCCGACCTTATTCACGCCGATCCACCTTACGGAATGGGGAAAGAAAAAGACGGCGTACTCAATGACAACCTATACCGCGAAAAGTTAGACGCTTTCCAAATGGACTGGTGGAGAGCTTTTAGAAAACACACGATAGACAAAGGGAGTGCTTATATATGGGGGAACGCACCGGACCTTTGGAGGTTATGGTATAAAGGAGGACTAGCAGAGTCGGAACACCTAGAACTACGCAACGAGATAGTATGGGACAAAAAGAGCATACCAGGAATGAAGTCGGATCTTATGACTCAATATCCGGAAGCGTCGGAGCGTATTCTTTACATTCAGTTCGGTAAACAGTTCATCGGCAATATAAACGCGGAAGACTTTCCGAAAGAGTTCCAGCCGTTATTAGATTACCAAGTTAAAGAGCTTTACAAAGCCGGAATAGACAAAAAAAAAGTCGAAGAGATAACGGGCGTTCAAATGTTCTCGCATTGGTTTACACGTTCGCAGTTTCAAATTATAGGCGAGAAGCACTACAAGAAGCTACAAGAAGCGACCGGACAATTTGAGAAGCCTTGGAAAGACGTAAAGCAAGAATGGAACGATGTCAAAAGCGTAATAACGGATAGACAAAGCGAAATGCGATCATACTTTAACAACGCTCACGACGTTATGCGCGACGTATGGGAGTTCTCAAGAGTACACGGGGACGAAAGACACGGACACGCAACACCGAAACCCGTAGATATGATGAAACGTATTATGCATTCAAGTTGCCCACCTAAAGGAATAGTCGTTGAACCTTTCCTTGGTAGTGGCTCGACACTAATAGGAGCGGAAAAGACTGGACGCAAATGTTACGGTATGGAGTTAGATCCTCGATACATTGACACCGTTGTTAGAAGGTGGGAAGCATACACCGGAAAGAAAGCCGTTAAGCTATGAGCAACTTCAAACATCCAAACATTACTGACGCAGAACAAAAAACACAAATGGCACATAATAAAAAGGACTTCCTGGACGCATTAGAACGTTCGCTCGGTGTAGTAACAACGGCGGCGAAGGCTTGTAACATCTCAAGACGTACGCACTACCGTTGGTTAGAAGAAGACGAAGAGTACGCGGAGATGGTTTGCGATATACAAGAAAGCGCGGTCGACTTTGCAGAAAGCTCACTACACCAACAAATAAAAGACAAAGTACCAAGTAGCACTATCTTCTACCTCAAGACAAAAGGAAAGCACCGTGGGTACGTAGAGAAGCAAGAGATAGAAGTAAACGATGACTCCAAGCCGTTCACCTGGTTTGATAATGAATGAATCAGCCCAGCACATATTACCACGCTAAAAAAAGCAACGCAAAGATACAAGTCCACCAAGGAGGGACGCGTAGCGGAAAGACGTACTCTTTGTGTCAAGTGCTTATAGAATTGTGCTGGAAGAATAAAAACGCCGGTCTTGTTATTACGATAGTACGTAAGACATTCCCCGCACTTCGTTCTTCTATTATGCGAGACTTCTTTGAGATCTTGTCAAAAGGTGGTAAATACAAAGTAGAGAACCACAACAAAAGCGAAGCGACCTACAAACTATTCGGTAACCTTATCGAGTTCATAAGCGCAGATCAACCGCAGAAATTGAGAGGACGTAAAAGGAACATCCTCTACATAAACGAAGCGAACGAACTGCACCTCGAAGACTGGCGTCAGTTGTTGCTTAGAACGACCGACAAGACGATAATAGACTACAACCCTAGTGACACCTTCCATTGGATATATGAAGAGGTTCTAACGCGCGACGATGTAGACTTTTTCAAGACGACATACAAAGACAACCCATTCCTCGAGCAGTCAGTTATTGACGAAATAGAAAGGTTCAAAGATACCGACGATAACTATTGGAGGGTTTACGGACTAGGGGAGCGAGGTCTTAACGTCGCGGCTATATTCCCACAATATGAAATAACCGAAAGCATTCCGGAACGTGCAAAGCTCGTAGCATATGGATGTGACTGGGGGTTCACAAATGATCCTACCGCAGTTGTGTCGGTATGGCAAGAAGGCTACGCGCTATATATCAAAGAACACATATACAAAACCGGAATGACAAACCGCGATATAAGTATGGAGCTTTTCAAGTTAGACCTGGACCGCACACCGATAATTTGCGATAGCGCAGAACCTAAGTCAATAGAAGAGTTGCACCGACTAGGACACAATGTTAAACCAGCGAAGAAAGGACCGGACTCGGTTCGTATAGGTATCGACATAATGAAACGCCACAAGATATATGTACTAAGGGAATCCACAAACGCAGAGAAAGAGTTCAGAAACTACAAATGGGAAGTAGACCGTAACGGAAAGACACTAAGCAAACCAGTCGACAAAAACAACCACATCATCGACGCGGTGCGCTACGTTTGTATCAATAGACTAGGACAAAACTACACCGGAAAATACTACATATCATAATGAATATTTCAATCATAAAAACCGATAGTCAAGTCGTACTGCTTCCGACTATCATCTTAGACAAGAAGGACAAGACTCTTTGCCTATCTTGGTTTGTTTGGGGAATCTATATTGAACCAACGCACTAATGAAGCTAACCGTACCTAATTCCCTAGCGGATATATCGGTCAAGCAATACAAAGAGCTAACCGACCTGAATATTGACAAACACGAAAACAAGTGGTTAGTCGAAGCGGTCTGCATATTGTGCAACCTTGAGAGGTCTTTAGTCGAGCAGTTGACCGTGGACGAACTATCGCGTATCAATGCTATCGTTGCAAAGATTACCGACGAAGAGCAGAACAACCAGGAACTGCAAAAGAAGATTGAGTACAAAGGCAAGAAGTATGGCTTCCATCCTAACCTTTCGAAGCTCACGGTAGGAGAGTTTGCAGACCTAGAAACGTATTGTGGCAACGGATTCTTTGACAACCTCAACGAGATAATAAGCATACTCTACCGACCTGTTAAAACGGAAGGTGGGGACTTCTATACAATCGAAAATTATACCGGAGAGATATT